AGTGCTAACAAATCCTGATCTATGGAAACGGTGCAACAACTGCTTAGTGCATAGGCTAATAGAAGGTGGCGTAACTACTAAGGGTAAGTTCCGTTGTGCCAAGTGCGTAAAGTTAAGGAGAGAAGCGATGATACAAATTAAGGAGCGTAAAAATGCGAAAGTGGGGCAATAGCAGTGAACACAATGAAACATTAATGTACATACTCGCACTGGGGGGTACAGTCGTGGCACTACTAGCCCTGCTTGGTGCTATCTATTTGGTAGATATAGTGAGATCGTTATGAAAGACCAAGAATGGGAGGCGTACCTCTACGAGCAAGGCGAAGCAACAGAAGAACCCATGAACGAGGTGAAGGCATTGCGGTTAGCGGCTGGATTAACTCAGCGTGAACTAAGCGTAGCAACTGCTATCTTCCCACTAGACGTAATAGTAAATGCGGAACTTGGTGAGGCACTAACTAAAACACAGTGGGGGGTTGTACAGTACGTGTGCAACGACAGGATAGAGATGTTTAAACGAGATGCGGGATTAACGATTAAGTTGGGCTAGGCAGACATGCCGAAAATGTCTTGCGGGATTCTGCGTCGGGAAACCCAGTAATCTCGATAGATAACCGCCTGACTTATTCACTTTGGAGAAGATATGAAAACAAGAGAAGAACTAGTGCAGGATGTTGATACGGCGATGACTGCTTGGCATGCTGCTGATGATGGCACAACCGCTGATTGGCACTTTGCTGCTGTTGCTTGGGACGTTGCTAAGGCTGCTTTGGCTGATTACGACATGGTGAAACGTATGAACGAAGAAGATCAAAAGAAAGCAGATGAAGCTGCTTGGTCTGAGGCTAGGATTGCTTGTGCTGCCATTAGGGATGCTGATTTGGATGCTGCTAAGAATGATATTCGTGCTATAGATGCTGCTTATTCTAGGTACACTTTTGCTTGTATAGCTATTGATGACCGTTGGGATGCGGCTAGGGCTAAGAGAGAGGCGTGGGGCGTATGAGTGATAGCAGAGACGAACTAGCAGCAATGGCAATGATGGCATTAGTTATTAAGTACGGTTACAAGTGGGGCGATGATGAAGAAGAGCAACGTATGAAGGGTGCGGAGACTGCATACAAGATAGCAGACACTATGATTAAATATAAAAAGGGGTACGGAAATGGAAAATAAAATCAATGACTCGCCTAACTTGTGGGGTGAAGAATTCCAACCCCTAGAGCAAGTAACTCGCCCCACAGTTCCTACTAACCAAGCGGCTTATTATCTTAACAGGAGACCCCAAACAATGAGGTCGTGGGCTAGTTCGCAGAACGGTCCAATTAGCCCAATTAGAGTGAACGGAAGACTAGCGTGGAAAATCGAAGATATACGTACTGTTCTGGAGATGAATAAAAATGGATAATGAACTAGATGAACTACGCGATGAGGTACGTAAGTATATGCAAGACGAAGAAGAAGCACTAGGATGAATATGTATCAGTACATGATCGCTATAGTTATAGGCGTAGTGTTACTTATAGGTATGGCACTGGGTGGTTTAGTTGTGATGATACTAGGAGGATAAATGGCAGCGAACGATAATCAAGTAAGCGGCACGCATTACAAAGATAAGGACATTCAACCTTGGGACTACATAGCTGCTAACAAGCTAGGTTACTTTGAAGGCAACGTAGTGAAATATGTTAGTAGGTGGAAGAGCAAGGGTGGTCTAGAAGATCTAAAGAAGGCTAGGCACTACCTCGATAAGCTAATAGAACTGAATAGACAAGTGAATAGATAAGTGAATAGATAAGGAGGCACATGAACAAACGAATTAGAGAACTGGTTAAACAGTTATATCCTGTTGCAACGATTGGCAATTGGGGTAGAGTTGAATGGGCGGATAATGTCTATCCACAACTTAATGACAAGATGTATGCCGCTATTGATTTGCAAAAGTTTGCTCAATTGATTATTGATGAGTGTGAGCAAGTTGTTGACTGGGAAGCTGCGTACTCAATTAAAGAACATTTTGAGGAGAAGAACAATGGAAACATTACTGCTGTGGTTAAGTCTGGTAGTGTACTTTGAATCAAGAGGTGAACCCGCTGTATGTCAGCAAGCAGTAGCGCATGTGGTGCTTAACCGCACTAAGGATGGGGATGTAGCTAAGACGGTACTAGCACCTTACCAGTTCTCATGGGTTCCTGAGAAGATGCACAACGGTATACTGAAACCTGAGCATAGACCCAACAAAGAATCCCCTGCATGGAAGCAAGCAGTAGAGTCAGCATTGAAGGCTATATACACAGTAGACTTTTACGAGGCTACTCACTTCCATGCAACGTACATAGCCAAGCCTAAGAGTTGGTCTAATTTGAAACTGGTACATACCTGTGGTCAACATCATTTTTATAAAGAGATAGCGTGAGGGGAGTAAAGAAGGAAGTTGATCCTGCAAGCGAAAGGATGAGGTTGTACCTAGCTGGACGAAGAGACTGGGTTTCACAGAAGCACCTTGCTAGATATTTTATTGTAAGCAGGGGTAAGGTTACTACTTTACTAAAGAAAGCTGTAAAGACAGGTATACTAGAGGAAACCGTATTTCACGATAACAAGTACTACAGAACCCCAAGGGTATCGACAATGAGTTCATGGTCTTACAGTAGCCTCAAAACATTTGAGCAATGTCCGAAGAAGTATTACCACTTACGGATACTCAAGGACATACAAGATAAAGGTAGCGATGCTACGTTGTACGGGCAGGAACTACATAAAGCTGCTGAGGACTACGTAAAGTCAGATGTGGCTATACCCCCCAAGTTCTCATTCGTTAAGGACGTACTAGATAAGCTGAAGAACATCACAGGGGATAAACACTGTGAGCTTAAGCTAGGTGTAAAGAAGGTAGGCACTGGATACGCACCCTGTGGTTTCTTCGATGCCGATGTATGGTGGCGTGGTGTAGCTGATCTGGTGATTAGGAAAGGGGAGATAGCTTTCTCTGTAGACTACAAGACCAGTAAGAACGCTAAGTATGCGGATACTAAACAGTTAGATGCTATAGCTGCTGCGCTGTTCACCCACTTCCCCGAGCTTAAGAAGATCAAGTCAGCGTTAGCGTTTGTAGTAAGTAAAGAGTTCATACACAAGGAGCACCACGCCGAGCTTCGTGATTCATACTTCAACACATTTGAACCGGAGCTAGATCGTCTTGCTACTGCCGAAGAAACAGGAGTGTGGAACGCATCATCAGGGCCGCTGTGTAAGTTTTGCCCAGTACATCATTGTGAACATCAAAGGAGAAGATAATGCCTTACGTAAACAAGCCTAGACCATACAAGAAAGAGTACGACCAGTATCAAGGAACGGAAGAACAGAAGAAGAACCGTGCTAAGCGTAACACTGCACGTAGCAAGCTAGAGAAATCCGGTAGCGTAAGTAAGGGTGATGGTAAAGATGTAGATCACGTTAAGCCGCTGTCTAAGGGCGGATCAAATGATAGTTCCAACCTGAGCGTAAAAACCGCCAGTGCCAATAGATCATTCAAAAGGAAAGCAGATCGCTCAGTTAAATGAAAATAATAGACGATAAAATATTACTGGTTCGGACAAAACGACCCCATCTAATAACAGAAAGTATCAAGAAGAGTAAGGTAGTAAGTCAGGAAGAAGATGTATACGAGGTGGCAATACACTGGGGGTTAGAGGAAGCACAAGCCCTAGCTAAACTTCGTATCAAGGATGTGCCTTCAACGATCAAGCGTGATTACAAGTGGACAGGTAGGCTTACTCCATTTGCTCACCAGAAGGAAACATCTTCGTTCTTAACCTTACACAAGAAGGCGTTTTGTTTCAATGAGCAGGGTACGGGTAAGACCGCATCTGTTATCTGGTCTGCTGACTACCTCATAAACATAGGGGAGATACGCCGTGTGCTGGTGCTATGCCCCCTGTCTATTATGAAGTCGGCTTGGCAAGTGGACATGTTCAAGTTTGCTATGCACCGTAGTTGCTCTGTTGCTCATGGCGACTCTAAGACACGCGCTAAGATCATTGCTGCGGGTGCTCAGTTTGTAGTAATCAACTTCGATGGCCTAGCTGTTGTTAAAGATGAAGTCATAAATGACGGCACGTTTGATCTGGTTGTAGTTGATGAGTGCAACGCCTATAAGAATATGCAGACTAATAGGTGGAAGGTACTGAGGGATGTATGCGCTAGTGCTAAGTGGGTATGGATGCTAACAGGTACGCCAGCGGCGCAGTCTCCTCTAGATGCTTACGGTATAGCAAAGTT